CAAAGAGTACATGGAAAATGCAGGCATACCGTGCACATTAAAATCCTATAAGGACTTCTTCGATTACTGCAAAAAATCCAGGAGCAAGCACGTTTATTTGTACGCAACCTTGCCCAGCGGCTCTTCGCTCCTTTACGATGAAACAGGCTTAATGAAGATGGCTCACTTAAATTTTAGCTGCACAAAAGATGTCCAGCTTGAAGGCAGTGCTTACAGGCCCCCAAATGAACAGATCACTTATGGAGATATCACCCTCAGCTCAGAACCACATAGATTGGCAACTGCTATCAGACTGGGTGAGTCAATGAGTCAGCAAACTGCTTACGACATGATGCAATCAGTGCTTCACACCGGTGTCTGCGGTCAACAAGGTAAGAGGCTGGCACAGGTCAAGGAGCTCGAGCCATCCACTTCTGTTGGCAGGGCAATGCTAGACTACTACAGGCAAACAAGTGATCTGCGGGACATCGATATGATGGCTTATTCACCCTGGTCGTTTTGGCCCAAGAGGCAGGTTCACGTTGGCGATCAGTGGGCACGCACTGGTGAGCTTTTCATTAAACTGCATTCTGCACGTCTTTTATTCAGGGTGCAAGGAAACAAGGTTGTCTCTGTTGAGACAAATATGACAACTGAGTACACTTTTGATGAAGTAGACTCATACTACATCGACTTAGCGATGAAGGAGGCTGACTTGCAGTATCTTTTCACACCTGCACTGACCGGGTCCAACTTATCTCTTGGCCTGAATAAGGAAGGTAAGATGGGCATATATCCTTATCATAAGCTCTCAGTTTCAGTCCCTTCACTCAAGGTCAATGAAAATCTGACAGTTACTAGACTAGAAGGGAAGAAACCCTGTAAAAGACAGCATGGCAAATTCCATGTCACCTCAAATAATGACTACCTATCTGTGGCTTCTCTGGACATTCTGCTGATAAATAAACTAGGTTTATGCGAACTGACAGATGTCATTGATCTGGATGCTTCACCTGCCAACGTGAAATCAATTTTCATGAATAGGTACACCTCAGAGTTCCTGGATCCTAAGTACAGCGGGAATGTTGATGTTGAAGGCATCAGGAGCCATTTCCCAGAAACAGCAGCATATGCTATCATGTTCAGGAGTGTAGGCAACGACATTTCAATCAGAGACTATCTTTGGAACCTCATTTCATCACATATATCCAACATAAAGGAGGACAGAGAGAGCTTGATACAGCTTTTCAGCGGTGCTGACCTACTGAGTCTGGTACCCGAGCCGCTGATGATCCAAGTGAAAAGACTCATTGCACTGACAAGTGAGGACAGCACCTATGATGATCTTGTAAGTGATCTATCCGCCCTCGGTAAGGATCAGTTGGCAGTGAAGCTGGCTCAATTAACAGCTGAACAAAATGAACATCTGATGCTAACAGTTGTTCCTTCCCAAGGGAGTTACAAGAACTTTAGTGTATTCAACAACTGCACCATAGACACAATGGATTTTTATCTGGACATATTTAATGAGATGTCTTTTATAATGAATCAAGCCCTTATGAATGTAGACCGCACCACTTTATTAAGCAAGCTAGGTGCAGTTGCTGACAGAGGTTGCAATAAAATTCCGTGGGATCTGTACTTCCATGTTGATGCACATATGTTAGAGACAAATACCGGTGATTCTGCAAAGCTGCTTAGGCAACCTCATGCCTCTATAAGCATGATAAATATATGGAGAGGTCTAGATACAATATTTGAGGCTAGTGACTGCCTCCTTACCTTTGATGAGCTGGCTGCAAAAACTTTCTGGAAGCTATTCCCTAGAAAGTCTAAATACTGCAGAGAATGGAAAATAACAATATTCAAATTGATGCAGAGGTACATCGAGTTATCTGCTTTGTATGCTGAAAAAGAACAGTGTGGCAGTAGGTCTGTCTCAAAGGTCAACTCTGTACCGCCTGCAGTCATGAGGGCAGTGAAAGCTAAGAGGATGTCATCACGCGCGGTGAACTTGGGCATATCGCTCAGCAACTTTGAAGGCACAACATTGACAAAGGCGGGTGTGAAATGCAAGCATGTGTATGAGACCCGAGTTATGCATGATTATGACAATGTGTGCTATTACCCGCTGTCATTTTTTAACAGCAGAAGGTCAGTAAATGACGAAGAATATGATTGCGAAACAGCGAGTTATGTTAATTATGAAAGCACTTTATCAAAGCAGTCACCGATATTTGCTGAACACTCAGAATTGATTGATTTATGGAAGGACGAGGGCGGTGAATTTGAGATGCTTAAGAGCAAATACAAGCAGGTCAATCACAGCAAAAATGACACCCGCAGATCGAAAAATCAGCAAAGCCGTGCTGCTGAAACTGGCAGTATTGAGTTCAAGCACTCGCCTATAACCCGTTGGTGTGACAGCGTATATGATTTGCAGCGTTTTGTAAGTCGGAGCATCAGACAAACAGAGGATACATTTCTAATCAGCAGAGCATTCTGCCCATCTCTGTTCAGGCAGTGCAACTTCTACATAGGCCCTGCTGCGTCACTTATCGTCGGAGCTGAGGGTATGGTGTTCATAGTGACGCACAAAAATACGGTCTTATGCAGGGATGCTCTTGAGCGGCAAGGTTTCAGATCCCTGACCAAAGAAATGTACTCGAGACTGTCCCAGGAATGCAGTGACATAACCTACTTTGAAAACGGTGAGAGAGGGCCTGTGCAATCGGGCACGACACGAGGTGATGAGGCCTTTGAAATGCCAACCGCACAGCCACAGATGGAAATTCTGCGCACTTTATATCTCAAAACCAATGTTACGATATTCAAGGAGAACAATGCAGATTTCGATTGCAATAGCATCGAGGCTATAAAGGAAACAGGTGTTATAGAGAGAATGCTTGAGCAGCTCGGTGACTTTTACCTACTCAAGCCTTACGAAGAGGCCTTGTCTCAGCTCAAATCCTGTGTCAGTGCGGGTTCATTCTGGAGGACATTGAGGGCAATCACGGCTAGGAAAGTTGCCGATATAAGCGATATCGTCAGTGATACTCTCAGAGACGTACTGGCTGAGGGGAGGATACCGCTGAGGCTCGAACAGGAGGCCAAATCCCGCCTTCTGAGGAAGCAGATTGCTGTTCTCGGCATCGGGGTCGATAACCCTGCGGAAAAACGCAAGAAATTTTATAGGGCAACTGAATCCGCTGAAGCCTTGACTCAACTGGAAGCATTGACAGGCCTGGATATGGCACAGCTGTGCACATCTGAAGTAACCATCAAAGCCAGCACATACAATTATATATTGAAGACATCAGGCGATTTCAGGAGTCTACTGAAAAGTTCGAAGCATGCAAGCATGAATTGTGAGGTATTTGCTTTAACAGGCTTGCTGAGCGTGGCCACAGTGGGTGACAACAC